GCCTATGTTTGCCTGTTATTGCCTTGAGCAGTTTTATTTATCTGCGTATATTATTCTGGAACAAAAATTTGATCAACTTTGTTCATGTAACCTATAGATCGATAACCTAAACTTTCTACGTAGTCTTGTAAATGTTTTAGTGTGTATCCAAACTTTTTTGTTAATTTACGATTATGAAATTCTAAAACTAAAACAGGCTTACATTTTTTAATTGTTTGTAAAGCACCCTTAATAACATTAAGTTCGTAACCTTCCGTATCACACATTATCAAGCCAACACCTTCCAAATTAAAACTATCAAGAGTTTTTATTTTTTGCAATTGCTTTTTGCCTTCCGGATCAATATGATTTGCCAACGGTCCTCTTCTCTTGTGCCGTTCCGACCAATCGTTGGTCGCAACATATTTTTGTTTTTCACCTAGTCCATGTGGATAGGCAATAACATTTTCACACTTAAACTTTTTCATGTTCTCTTTGAAACATTCGAAGATATCATTATTGAAATCAAATGCGTGTACAGTTTTGAATTGTTCGGATAGGAACCTAGTAAAAAATCCATAATGGCAACCAATATCTACTGCGGTGGTTGTATCAAAAACAAACTTCTTGATTACTCGCGACATTTCTCTAATGTCTTCTTTGGTTACATCTATATTCTCTTTTAAAAACCTATGATACATAGGATCATCAATGACTTCCCAACCGTAGTATTTCATTGTCTATGCACAGCTAGAACATTACCGCCCTCAACATTAATATAATTGTTGTCCTGCCATTGGTGATGTAAAATTTGATACCAACCCCATTCGGCTCCCATTAAATTTTTATTGTTAAATTCTTCTTCAACATTTTTAAGTTTGTGCCTTGGATGAAAAATTAAATGGTCCCACAAGTATGGTCCTGTGCAACGTCTACAACACTTATAGGTATGTAATTTCAGAGGGGAGTCACCATCGTATCCTGGTTTACTACCTGCGATGCCTATCACGGTGCCTTGTTGTGCTTTTTCCAGTAGAGGCATAAAATCAACCTTCTCACTTAGTATCGTATCGTATCTTAGTTTAATAATTGTTTTGTATTTTTCAGGTAAGGTATTCACAAGCCAATAATGAGCAAGTGTCTGTTTTGAATTGTGTTTTGTTTTAGCCAACAAGCCTTTTCTACGGAAAAGTTTTGCCCGAGGACCCTGGGTGTAACGTCTCCATATGTCACAATCTGGTTTGTATTTTGTATCAAGTAGATTATGATATTCATACACAGGCTCATCGAACAAAGTTAGATTATCCACTTCCGGTAAGTCATATCCCTTCCAATGCATATGGAAAGTATCAAAAGGAAAAACTCTTTTTGCAATTTGAAGTGCTTCCTTGTAACCTTCACGTGCAAGACCAGAAACGCATACTGCTATCTCGTCTGCTTTGATCATTTTACAAAGCCCCACTTGGCGATTGCTTGTTCGTATTCAAGACCGTGTGTTTTATCAATTGCCTGCCTCATGGCTTTGGCACCTGCCAAAGTTCCCATTGGGTGTCCGTGTATTGCACCTCCAACGTTGGCTATGAAATCATTACCAAATTGTTTTATATTTGCTTGTACAAGGCCAGGATGCATTCCGCAACTTAAGGCTGGCACAACATTATGATCATGTAAAACATTTATTGTGTCACGCAAGTCGTCTTCGTCATCGCTTAGATAACCACCCCACATGCCTGCGTGTATAGTATCTACACCCATCATGCCTGCCAATTGGCATATGACATTCCAATCAATACCGAATGCATGTCTTTTGTCTGTTATAACCTTGTCTCCGGATTTCTGAAAGTGTAAAAATAATCCTGTATCCATTTTTCTTATTGCATTGTAAACTCCAAAGCCTGACCAGAAATTTACATGTATTGCGTTACCTCCCATGTCTGCAACCATTTTTGTTCTTTTGAGAATATGATCATGATCACCATTGATACAAACTGCATAGACTACTTTTTTACTTTGTGAGTTCAACCAGTTAGCAATCAACGGCACCCTTTCCTCCAAACTGCAAAAACTTGGGTTGCTCATTATTTCATCCTCTTTTATAAAATCACACCCACCGTCAACAAGTTCCTTGACCATGTTTAACAGAGTCTCGGCTGGCATACCTGTTTTAGGTTTTACTATTGCTCCGCTGAATGGTTTGTTGTATCGTTTAGTGTAATCACGCATTCCGGTTATTCCGTGAGCAGGTCCTAAAAAATATTTCTTAACAGCATCGGGAAAAACTAGATGTATCAATCGACAACTATCAAAGGTATCAATATCCATTTGTCCTCCCATCAATTGGCATAGTAAATGACTTACTCCGTCGCCTTGCCAGTCAGTGTTTATGATTGGAAAAGCAATTTTTACCTCGCCCTGTGTCAGTGTCTGTAATTCTTTTTTGTCATGCACAATGACACAACTGCTTTGTTCAAAAAGTTCTTCAGACTCCCATTGATTTCGCACATTAGGATTTCCCACGCTTTGTCCAATAGCCAAGTTCCATGCACATGTTGCCAGGTCAGCGTTTTTGCTTTTTATAAAATATGTCGCAATCACATATTTGTCTTCGTCAATTTTGTTGTTGTAAAAAAGCATTATTCTTTATAGTGTGCTAAAAAATTGTTTAACTCTTCCGGAGTCCCCATGCCCCACATTTGGTCAACAAGACTAGCTTTAATTTTAAAGCCATCCTTAAGTGCTTCGTTGTACACCGGACAAATGTAAAATTCGTTGTTGGTTCTTATATCGTTTGCAATCATTTGATCCGCGTATTTCACAAAGTCACTGCCACGTTTCCAATGATATATTCCTACAGTCGCATCACTTGATATTGGATTCTTTTCGGCCACCTCAGTGACGTATCCGTCACCATCTACTTTGGCAAAACTATGTTTTGGATGAACACTCTTAAAAGTCAGTATGCCACCATCTTCATTATTGAAAGATGATATGGTCTCAAAACTATTCCACTTAATCCATTGATCGGAATTTGAAATTAACAATGGTTGATCATTATCTATAAGTTCTCTGGCTTTCAGCACCGTACAAGCGGCTCCTTCTGTCAGTCCGTCTATCTGAACAATCTCACATCCAGGTGCTATTAAATTCAAAAGATTTTCCAAGTCATATTTTTCATAATGTGCTTTTTGCACTAAAAAAATATACTTGCCTTGTAAATTTAAATTTTCAACAACCTTGGCTATCATCGGTTGACCTTTTACTTCAATCAAAGGTTTTGGAAATGTATAGCCGGCTTTTTCAAAACGTGATCCTGCTCCGGCCATTGGTACTATAATGTTCATGATGTCTCCTTATAATTATCTATGTAGTCACTACACACCCCTGCAAATTTTTTGACTTCATCATTGGCTAATCTTTCTGGATGAACTGCTATGGTATACTTGCCTCCTGGTTGTCCAGGATATGCCCATATCCAACCTTGCGAAGTTATAGTGTATTTGTCTGATTGATGCCAAAAGCAATGTATTCCAAGTGTGACTAATGCCTCAAGTGCATTATAATTTTTTGCATGGCACCATACTTGATTTGTGTTCAACCAATCTATGGAAACAGGCTCTCCTGGTTCGTCATGGCCCAAATAAAATTTTCTTCCATCAAACTTACAAATATCTATTTCACAATGATAACCTTGCTTTAAAGTTTGCTCGATATATTGTATTGTATTTTCTTTTTTAGGGTTTGGACCGTTAGTGTTGCCTCTGTGCGAAATCAAGATCACAACTATTGTTCCTCATCAGAATGCAGTTCGTTCAGTAGTTGCCTTAATTTGCCACCTTCTACTGTTGCTTTCACTTTGCCTATGTCATCGCCTTTGGTTGGGTCCGGCACTTTTGGTTGTGCGTCAGTTTTGTCTGCACTGACTTTTGATTTTTGTTTCAATGAATCATATATTGTGCTTCGCTGTTTGTCAAATTGTTTGTATTCTGGATCGTCCGCCAAGTCTCTTATTCGCAAACTGTCAACATCAAACTCCAAGTCCACCTTTTGTCCAACTCCTGAACTTGATCTAGTTTTCATAAATTGTATCTGATATCTACCACGTTCCTTCATTGCCCGACTGGTGAATATACCAATGACGTTGTCTGCTGTCTGTATCTTGGATAGGCCACCCGCAATGTGAGAGTGATCAAATTCTATTTCTTCAACACTTGCTCTATTCAATTGTGAAGCAGTTGCCAATAGCATCTGAGATTCCACAGCAAAGTTCCTTAGTTCTTCAGAAACATATTTGTCTTTGATGAACAAGTCTGCTGGACTGATACGTTTGCTTTTTGGCATCATCAAGTCCAAATAGTCAATCAATATACAATCTATTTTCTTTTTAGTTTTTAATTCTAGTTCCTTCAAGTAAGTTCGAATATCTAGTATTGTGCTTCCACTTGGCAAATATTTTATGTGCAGTTGTCCGGATTTCTTAGCCAACATCTTTACTTTCATTTCTACGTTGTCGATTTCTGGAAATACTTTTCTAGTTGGAATGTTAGTCATCATGGCATCGAGCCTCATAGCTGTGAGCTCTTCACTCAATTCAAACGAGATATACACAGTATTCAAACCAGCAGTTGACCAATTCACTGCAAGATTCTGTAAGAACAAACTTTTACCTGCGCCTGATCCACCTGCAAA